GACTTAGTAAAAGCTCAGATTCAAGTATCATCTAATGATGCAAGGCATAGTGCTTTGCTAGATGATCTAAAACAAAGAGTTGTTGAACTCGAAAGGAAGAAACTATGAATAATCGTAATACAACTATTGCTGGTATTGGTGCTATTTGCGTTGCTATTGGTGGTGTACTTACTGCACTATTTGACGGTGATCCAGCTACTACTGCTGACTTCGCTTCAGCCGTAGCCGCTGTTATTGCTGGTGTTGGTCTTATTTTAGCTAAGGATGCTAAGAACGGAACCAATGCTTGATAGAATACTGGCGCAAATTGCTTTGGCCTTATTCGATGTATTGGCTAAAAGAATTGAAATGGGAAAGGTATCTATGGATTCTGACATTGATCGGGATCGGCTTATTCGTGCTGGTCGTAGGATTGATGAGTGGTTGCGGAAGCAGAACAGTCCTGATATCGGAGGATAGTCCAATCAGAATGGGCCCTAATGTTCAGGCTAAGGTATATACCCTACAACAAGGGCAATGGATCCTTAGTAGTAATCAAATCAAGATACCAGAAGGATGGTACTGTGTACCTCCTTCATTTGTAAATGAAAGTAGAGAATTGGTCAATGAAGGAAAAACTAAATGATATGCAGGAAAAGTTACTGGATTGTCTAATCAGTGATCTCAGTGATCCAGATAGACGAACTCCAGGTCTATATACCGTAGTTCGTGGCGTACTCAGTGATCATAAGGATAAGGTTAATACTATTCCTAATGAAACAATCGAAGCCGTAGAGGCAGCCATGAAGGATGCCGTACCATTTAAGATCAAGAAAGCAGCATACTGATGAAGGTTCCCCAAGAAGTTATTGATGATTTTAGAAACCACTTGTATTTTTGTTTTAAGCATCTTGGCCTTGGGGAACCTACCAAAATTCAGTATGAACTAGCCCGAGAGATCCAAGAAGGTCCTTCAGATGCCATTATAGCCGCAGGACGAGGTACTGGTAAGTCTACCATTACCGCTTGTCTAGCCAGTTGGGAATGGCTTAAGGACCCCAATCTAACCTTCCTAGTATTATCTAATACCCAAGGTAAGGCTATAGACTTCGTATCTCAGGCTAGAAAGATCTTATCGGTGGTTCCCTATTGCAAGTATATGGTTCCACGGGATGTAGATAAAGATAATGCACTTGGTTTTAACCTAGCGGTTAGAACCAAGTTTACACAAGATTTGAATTGTGCTGCCCGAGGCATCACAGGTCAGATCACAGGTCTACACGCAGATCGTGTAGTTCTAGATGACATTGAGATTGCTGGTAAGAATGAAACACCAGTTGGTAAAGAAACATTACTTAAGAAACTAGCAGAACTAGAATCTATTAGAAATAAAGGTTCTAGGGTTATCTTCCTAGGTACTCCTCATTATCAAGACTCAGTTTATAATGTCCTAAAGGAATCCTATCCCATGATTAAGTACCCAGCCGAGATGCCAGACACCTCAGTTCCAGCCGAGGTTGAGAACGTGGCTCCTTGGGTCCTAGGATTGGATATAGAGCCAGGGGATGCTACCCAGCCCGAACGGTTCGACCGAGATGAACTTGGCTCCAGAAAGGCTAAAATCGGCCCTAGTCACTATGCCCTGCAATACAAGTTGGTTACCTCCCTTGCTGATGCCGATAGGTATCCACTAAAGCTTAGAGATCTAATAGTCATGGATCTAGATCCAGAGATCGGTCCAGATAAGATTGTATGGCAAGGACAGAATCCTATGAAGGATATGCCTAACTTTGGTATCTCTGGGGATTTAATCTCAGATCCTATGTACATTAGTAATAATTATCTTAAATACAACCATAGTCACCTAAGTATAGACCCTAGTGGCCGAGGAGCTGATGAGACTGGCCTATGTGTATCCTCAGTCCTTAGTGGTACTATATTCATACATGAACTCCTAGGTATCCAAGGTGGCTATGATGATGCTACTTTAAATAAGATTGCTAAGATTGTAAATGAATATCAATTATCCTTAGTCCGTGTAGAGTCTAACTTTGGTGATGGTTTATTTACCAAAGTCTTGATTCCATTCTTAATGAAGAACTGTCCCCATCAGGTTGGGGTTGAGGAATATAAGGTAACTGGTCAAAAAGAATTAAGAATTATATCTACCTTAGAACCTGTAATGGCTATGCATCGCCTAGTCATGTCACGCAAGGCGGCTAGGGATCAGAATAATCAAATACAACTAACTAGACTCCACAGGGGTCGAGGGGCTTTGAAGCACGACGATAGGGTGGATGTGCTGTCAGCAGCCGTAGAGTATTATAAATCCCATATGTCTACCGATACCGAAAAAGCTACGGAAGATTATAAAAAGAAAGAATGGGAAAAGAGAGTCAAGGACTGGGCTAATAACTTTAGAGCCAGTGACTATGCTCCAACTAGTGGTGCTACACGGGTTGTTGCTACTAATCAAAAACCTAAAAATCGTAAAAGCCAGTGGGGCTGGTAAGGAGTAATTCATGGAACCCATGACAATGATGGCTATTGGATCTGCCGTTGCTGGTGGTCTGCAATCTATTTTTGGTGGACAAGCACAGGCTGCAGCTATGGAAAGACAGAATGAACAAGCATTTCAAAATTGGATTGCTTCTAATACTCAAAAAACAATGAATAATGCTAGAGAACAGTTTCAATCTACTTATGCATTTTCACAACAACTAAAACGTAATCAAGCTATTGCTGAAAATGCCTATAACTACCAATATGAAGCAATGTCTACTAGTAAGTATAATAAATTATTAGCACAAAGAGATATGTCTTCTGCTATAACAAGTAATAGAGCTGCTTTACTAAACTCGACATTAGCAAAAGGAATCTCATCTAGTAGTGGATTATATGGAATGATGGCTACAGCCCAAGCATTAGATGCTATTAATAAATCATCACAGGCTAATATGGCTATTAAGGCTGAACAAGAACAAATCAATCAACAATTTAAGGGTATGATGTCTCAACAAACAGAAAATATATTTATGCCTAATATTCAAATGTATGATGCTGAGCCTATTTATGGTGACGCTAGTGCTGCTGCAACTGGTGGATTGATTTCTGGTTTAGTTCAAATTGGTGGGGCTTTGGGTGCTGCTGGTTTAGAAGGAATGAAAAATACACCTACAACTACATCTACAGTAGGAAAATCAAATCAATATGGTACAAATCTAAGTAAAGCACCTAGTGGTTATACTTATAATTCAACGGCTTCTCAAACTACATTCCAAAGAACTTCTACACCCTCTTCCACTTTAAACTGGTATCGGAGATAACTGATGTCTCAAATGAATACTCAAAATTTATTAAAATTAGGTAATAGTATACCTCTTCCACAAGTTTCTCCTGGAACTCCAGAATACAATCAAAGTACTTTTCAAGGTGGTCAGGTTAGCGTAGGAGCTCCTAGACAACAAGTCGGACCTTCTGGATCTGAAGCCATGTATGGAGCTTTAGCTGAGATTGCAGGAGGTATTAGTAAAGGTATTGACAACTTTTCTAGAATTAGTTCTGATATCGAAAAGCAACGTATTGAAGCAGCTAGAATTAAGTTAAAAGAAATTAAAACTAAAGAATATGAAGACGGTATAACTCCTGAAAGTAAGTTATCAGAATGGAATGATTATATTAAAGAAGTTTGGACCCCAGTATTAGGAAATACTTGGGCAGATGATCTAAATCTCAGTGCTTATGAGTTATTTGGTAGTAAAGAAGCACAAGATAAATTTGAATCAGAAAGATATCAAAATGAAGCTACCCTATTCTTTAATGACCCTAAAAATACTTTTAGATTAAATCAAAATTCATCATTTGGTAAGAAGGAATTTGATTCATTCTATGAAAATAAATATAGAACAGCTTCTGGTAATAGATGGTTTAGGCAAACTAAACAAAGTAATATTTCACAATATCAACAAGAACAAGATGCTTTAGCTGTTCAAGGATTAGAAGCTGGATTAACCAGTTTTCTTCGTATGCCTACTGCAGAAATGAATCAAATAGTTTTAGAAGGTGGACCACAAGCTAAAAAAATTAAAGATTCTTATAGTGTATATTATAATGAAATTTTACCACAAATTTCAAAAGCAGAAGATAAGGATATTCCAGATATTCTATATAAGTTTTATGTTGATAAACTGATTACACAAAATCCAAATCAGTATAATGAACATACATTACATGTTTTACAAGATAGACTTCCAAATGCTATTGCTCCTAGAGTTCAAATGCTTCAGGATCTTAGATTAAGTCATGAAATAGCTACGCAAAAACAAAATGCTGGTATAGCTATGGCAACAGCTAGAGATGCTGTAGCAGATCCACAAACATTTACTACTTCTGCTGTTCCTTATATTAAAACAGGTATTCAAAGTATTCCATATTTAGGAGTTCCTGAATTTAAGCAAGAAGAAGCAGTAGTTGGTTTATTTACTGATATATGGTCCTTAGGAAGAAATAAATCTGATAATAGTTTAACTTCTCCTATTAAATTTGTTCTTCCTCCCGTTAAAGAGGCTGATCAATTACGAACTCTAGCTTATAAATATTTCCCAATTCTACAACAAAAAGGTAATAAAACAAACCTTAGTGCTTTAACCCCATTAGAACAAGTTGAATACATGAGTGGAGCATATTTAGCCCAAGCAATTGCATCTGATCCAGAAACAACACAAAGATTAATAACAATCTTTAAAGCAACAGATGTTGAAGATCTCTTTAAAAAGTTTTCTTCAAAATTAA